TGGTAGAATCCTTCAAGATAAGAAATCGACCGACCGGGGCCGCCTCTCTGACCCCCGGCGAGAAGATCATGCTCTTTGACATTGTGAATAATGAAAGCTGTTTGGATGAGCCGTGGGCCTTCAACAAAAGGAGTCAACCATGGCGAAACTCAACAAAGTATGGAACGTTTATTTTCGAGACAAGAAAAACGGCGTCCCGGATTGGGAACGGCAGTGTTCAATACCGCCGCTGGTCGTCGAGACGTTCGAGAAGGACGGAAATACTTCTCCAGGAGACCAGTGGTACAACGACGGTGATGAACTGGACCTCGCTGAAGGTCGAGCCGCTTTGCAGGTTCTATGGAACCAAGGGGTGGGCATGGAAGGCCGATACGCTCTGGAGGAATGTAAGAAGGATAGCGAGCCGCGAGAGCCCGTGCCTGTTACCTTTAACTGTAAACGACACTAACCAATAACCACGGCCCGCGGTTCTACAAAGCAGCCTTACGTGGAACAACGGTACGGAAACGGTACAGGAAACGGAACGGGTTTTTGATGGTTTTTGACGCAAAAGGGGGAAAGCGCCAGAGGGCGCGTAAAGCGCTCGGTGGGGCAGAAGACGCGGTCGGCGGCTATGGGTGTGCCAAATAGGGTCGGAAGGACGCTGTGGGGGGCTCTGTGGACGCGGGGGAGCGTTGACGGGGCGCGGACCGGAGGTGAGGGGGCGGTATTTGGGGGGCGCTAAGGGCGGACCGCGGGCCGCGGGGTTTCAAATGTTCCATGTACCGCGCCTACGCGGAAAACTTTTTGGAAAAACTTTCAAAAGTAGGTGGAACAGGTGGAACAGTGGAACAGAGCTGCTGTAACCCGCACAGAACTACCGTTTCTCTGTTCCGTTTCGTGTTCCACGTGTTCCACTAAGTATCGATTGAATGCCATTTTAGAAGATATTCATTTTTGAGAACTAAAATTTTGACCCTTATATATAGAAGGGACTATAATTAAAGCATATGCGAATCATGCACTATCTATGGGAGCTATAAGCATGCCGCGAAAAGGCAGGTACATTCGGAAGTCGGACCAACCCGGTTACGTCGAAACCCGAGGCAAAAGCTCAAAAGGTGGAGCGCCTAAGCTTACCGCAAGCTCACCATTAACCCGGGCGCAAGAACGCTTCGTTATGGAGATCGTGTCTAAAGACGGACAAATCACCAAACGAGAGGCCGCCGTAAACGCTGGTTTCGCAGTGGCCGGGGCTCATGTGACGGCGTCTAACCTCACAGACCCCAGCAAGCATCCTAACGTGGTTGCAAAAATAGCCGCCTATCAGGAGGAGCTGGATATTAAATACGGTGTCACGTATCAGCGGCACATGCGAGATTTGCAATTGATACGCGATCAGGCTTTAGCAAATGGTTCCTACGCGGCAGCCGCCCAAGCCGAATACCGCCGGGGCATGGCACACGGCGATATTTATGTCAGCAAAAGCGAGATAAGGCACGGGTCTATAGATTCGATGTCAAAAGAAGAAGTGCTTCGTGCTCTGGAGGAGATACAGAACAATGGCCCGGTCACAATCGACATCACCCCCGAGACCCTTACCGAAGACCCTGCCGAAGTCGAGGACAACGCCGAAGGTAGCCAAGAAAAACGAGAGCAATTTCTGGGCGACGATAAAGGCGGGCATTCAGAAGACGGACCGGAACTTGAGGATGACGAGGATTGAAACGTCTCTGATGCCCGGTCTGCCCGACATCGTTATGCAGGACGAAAAGGGCTTGTTTCATTTCATAGAGCTAAAGCACACAATGGGCCGGGCCGTTGACCTTTCGCCACACCAAGTAGTCTGGCTGGACAACCACAAAAGCGGCAGCGCTTGGATTATGGTACGGCGGTCCGGCCCGAAAGAACCAGACACCATCCGCGTCTACCATGCGTCGGCAGCAATGGAGGCCCGAATGCACGGCATCGATTTCCCGCCCGAACTGCTTTCAGAAGAACCGTATGACTGGGCCGAAATTATGGGGTTGATTGCACCTGTTTAGTCGCATATAGTCGCAGTGGCTAAACAACCCATGAGGAGATGAAACGATGCCGTATAAACCTGAATTTCTTTTCGGCCCGACCGAGCGCCAGACGAACGCGCAGGTGTTCGAGACAAAAGAAGAGGCCCTTGGCTCCGCCAGTGACCGCTTCCAACGCTGGACAATGCCGACCGGCTTTGACGCAGTGTTTTCTGAAGACCCTGTAAATTATTTTTGGAACGCAAACGACGGCGACGCCCGCCTGCCTTTGGAGCCCGCGCATGTTCCTGCTTAACTGGATCGGGCGATTGATGTATGGTGAAGACTGGAACAGGTACGCAAATACACCTGTTAAGGTTGGGTCAAAACGGCGACGCCCGCCGAAGCGGCGCAAGCGCCGGACCTTTTGATGGCTTATTTTGAGGTTGCGTATTCAAGCATTTTATGGGGCGGATTTGCTCTAACTTGCGCCGCCTGTTTTATAGCTAAAAAGCAGCACCAATAAAAGGAGACGACCAGATGAATATCAATCTGACAGACGTAGAGCTGGGCATGCTAGACCGCGCACTCGATGCCGTTTGGTGGGAGCAAAGCCCCCGATCCGTGCGCGGCCAATCCGAGGCCGACCGCGCAAAACGCGTACAGCGCAAGCTTAATCGCGCTTTTGAACACGCCAACACCGAGATCGAATAACCAATCGCCACATCAAACCCGGGTTGACACCCGGGTTTTTTGCGCGCTAGGGTATGCGAGTTAACCCATACCAAAGGAAAGCACACCATGAAAATCAACCTGAAAAACACGGCCAAAATTGAGGCCGCGCTTGCCGACGTGAACGGGCGCGCCACCGCAAACACCATCACAACGTCGGGAGCGGTCGAGCGTATTTGCGAGGCCGTAGAATCCGACATGCTGGCGCGAGGCGCGACGAAAAAGACCCTGCAAGGCATGGTTGTTCGTTATATCCCTGCCGGGCCGGGAGCAAAGGCCTATAAATATTGCGCCCTAACGACCGAGATACGCTGCGCGCGAACAGCCGGTGGTTGGTTTCTGTTGAGCTGCGCGCGCGCCGAGATGCAGCCGACCGAAAAAGCAATCCGGGCGATATCGCTACCGGATGCCGCAAAGCAGCAAATCGTAGACCACGCGTTGCGCGATACCGTGGCGAGCACCGCGCAGGCCGCCGCCGAGACGACAAGCCGGGCGAGAAAACTTATGGCCTCCCTCGAATTTGCGGGCTGGTATATTGAGCAAAATTGCGAGAACCCGAAACCCGACCGGGCCCTTGCCGTCATCGCGGCAGCGCTCGCAAACGCTCGCGGCTGAAAAAGGATTGCATACCCCGGCATTGTATGCCAGATTATGCGCGTTAACCCATACCATGGAGAAAAACCAAATGTATAAGAGTGTCCAATTCGAAAGATTAGAAAACCCGACTGGCCCGACCGTTTGGGAAATTGTCCGACTCAGAAAGCCGATGCCCCAGCAATACGATACGCTGGACGAGGCGTTAAAATATGCGAGGCTTTGCTATGACACCCCGCAATCCCGGGATTTTGTTTTCGTTCGGGAGGTGCGGGCCGATGCTTAACACCGTTGAACGCTCCCGATCTAAAAAAACTGCCGGGCTCGCCGCGACATACCGCGCCGCGCCCGGCGACATGTATGGCACCTGCCCGGATAGCTGCCCGCTAAAACCGGCGGCGACGTCTACGACCGAGATAGACCGAGAATACGAGGCCGCGTTGCGGGCCGGAGTTCCGAAGCGCGGTCAGGCTTATTTGTATACGCATTTTCCGCCGTCGAAATGGGCCGAACAAAATACCGGCGCGCCCGGGCAGGCTGTCTTTAATTATTCGGCAACCGACACAAACGACGCGGCAGAACAAACCCGCCACGGCGTCGCTTCTGTCGCCGTTGTACCGGCGGACTATTGGGACCGCCGCGCTTCCCATAAGGTAATGACAGACGGCAGAACGCGGGGCGTCCGTTGCCCGGCAGAGCTGCGCGATATTAGTTGTTCCGGTTGCGGCAATGGCCGTCCGTTATGCGCCCGGGCAGACCGTGATTATTTTGTGATCTTCACGGCGCATGGCGCATCGAAAAGAAAAGCGGGTGATAATCTTGATCCGGGCGGCTGTTATGCGGGCGGCGGAAACGTCGCGCTACACTGGCGCGGTTTATCCAATAGGGCCGAGCCCGTCGAGACCGACGCCGAACAACACAAACGTTTCGCGCGCGGCTTACCGCCGGGCTCTATACTGCGCGCCCATATTGCGGGCGACATAGGGCTCGTTAAATAAAGCGCTTTACGTACATGCGATAACATGCGAAAAGATGGGGCGGGGTAAAACCGCCCCGTTTTTTTTATCATGGAGAACTAAACCAATGGCTCACGAACTAGCAACACAAGCAGACGGAAATATTGCAATGGCTTACCGGGCAGGCGACGCCGCCCCGTGGCACGCCGCCGAAACCTGCCCGCAGATTGTAGAGGCGGGCGCATCGATTGATACTTGGGCCGACGCCGCCGGGTTAA